TTAATGGAATTCTTTCAAACTTTTGCAAACTATATCAAAGAAAAATTACATTCAAAGGACTATCGTATTCGCGTTCTTCCGTACGAAAGTTTCTATTCATATATGCGTAACCAAGTAAACATATACGACATATATAAGCAAGGCTGGCCTAGAGAACAGGTCAGTGAAGTATTTCAATTCGTACGCGAAAACAACTACGATTTGTTTAAAAAATTTTATGAGTATACTGGAGAGAAAAAATGACTACTGATGAAATTAGACAGAAGATTTTGTACAATAACAACAAAATCAAAGAGTTATTAGACCCCTCGGTATTCATTTTGCAACCAGAAGTGCAAAAGTATATTGAGGAGAATGAAGAAATACAGGCGCAATGCCCACACGTATTTCGTAAAGGAGAGTGCATTTATTGCGGAAAAGCCGAAACATCCTTAAAATAATTAAATAACTAGGAGGCAGCTTATGCAGTACATTAAAAAAAGAGACGGACGTTTAGTAGAATTCAACAGAAAGAAAATTATTCAGGCAATCGTTAAGGCTTTTATTGATGTAGACGGCGAGGTTACGCCTTATGCAGAAGAAAAAGCGAATAAGATTGCTTCTTTTATTGAAGAAAAAAGTTATGATACTATACTTACTGTTGAAGAAATTCAAGACTTAGTAGAAAAAGGACTTATGTCCACCAAAAGAAAAGACGTCGCAAGACGTTACATTACATATCGTGATGAAAGAAGTAGAATAAGAAGCTGGAACAATAAGATGATGGACAATGTAGCCGTTAAACTGGCCGCATCAGATGTTCAAAATCAAAATGCCAACGTAGACGAATACTCATTCGGCGGCCGTAGAGGTGAAGCCGATTCGGTTATTTTCAAGCAATACGCTTTAGATAACCTCATGAGTGAAATGGCGCGCAATAATCATTTAAATAATGAAATATATATCCACGACCTTGATTCTTATGCGCTTGGTATGCACAATTGTCTAACAGTTCCATTTGATGATTTACTTGCCAAAGGATTTAACACAAGACAAACAGATGTGCGCCCAGCTAATTCAATTAACACAGCTTTTCAATTGATTGCTGTATTATTCCAACTTCAATCACTTCAACAGTTTGGAGGAGTGAGCGCATCACACCTTGATTGGACAATGGTTCCATATGTAAGAAAATCATTTTACAAACACTACAAAGATGGACTTATCTTTGTTTCACGTTATGTAAAAGATTTTGTAGACAACAACATTACAATAAATATTGCAGACCCAACAGAAGTATCAATTGATGACCGTAAAATATACAGTGATGATAAGGCTTATGACTATGCAATGGAAATGACAGAGCGCGAAGCCAATCAAGCTATTGAAGGTATGTATCACAACTTAAATACACTTCAATCACGTAGTGGTAATCAGCTGCCATTTACTTCAATTAATTACGGTACATGTACCTTACCAGAAGGCCGCATGATTATCAAAGGACTTCTTCAAGGTTCAATTAAAGGAGTTGGAAAACTTCATAAAACGCCTATCTTCCCTTGTGGAATTTTCCAATGCATGAAGGGTGTAAACAGAGAAGAGGGCGATCCGAACTATGATTTGTTCCAACTCGCGCTTGAATCAACAGCTAAAAGACTTTATCCAAACTATGCAAATGTAGATTGGTCAGGAAATGCAGGATATGACCGTAATGACCCACGTACTTATTTTTCTACAATGGGTTGTCGTACAGCCAACGGTTATGATATAAATGGTTTAGGTCAACTCAAAGACGGGCGCGGAAACATATGTCCAGTAACTATTATTCTTCCTACACTTGCAATGGAAGCCGGTGATGTAGAAGACTTTATGACTTTGCTTGATGAGAAAATTCACGAAGCAAAAGATATGCTTATTGAGCGTTTTAATTATATATGCTCACAAGACCCATCAGCTGCAAAATTTATGTACGAAAACAATACAATGGCTGGTTATGTTCCAGAAGAAGGTATTCGTTCTGCTTTAAAGCATGGTACAATCGTAATTGGTCAACTTGGTTTAGCAGAATGTCTTCAAATTCTTATCGGCTGTGACCACACTACAGAAAAGGGAATGGAACTGGCTAAGCGCATTGAACAATTATTCAAAGACAGATGCGCGCAGTTTAAACAAGAATATAAGTTAAATTTCGGAGTATATTATACACCTGCTGAAAATCTCTGTTATACAGCGATGAAAAAATTCCAAGACAACTATGGAAAACTTCCAAACATCAGTGATAGAGATTATTTTACAAACTCAATGCACGTACCAGTTTGGAAAGAGATTTCACCGTTTGATAAAATTGACATAGAGTCACAGCTTACAGGTTATTCAAGCGCAGGATGTATTACATATGTTGAACTTGAAGGCGCAGTACTCAAAAACCTTAAAGCATTAGAACAAATAGTATCATATGCGATGGATAAGGATATTCCATATTTCGCTTTAAATGTTCCTGCAGATACATGCTTAGATTGTGGATGGCAAGGCGAAATTGGAAATGAATGTCCGGAATGTGGTTCAACTAATATACAAAGATTAAGAAGAGTCACTGGATATTTAACTGGTGATTATAAAACAGCTTTTAATAAAGGGAAAATAGCTGAAACCGAAGATAGGTTTAAGCATAGTAAGAAATTAAAATTATGATTAGTGGTATATATAAAATTGAAAATCTTATAAACCATAAAGTTTATATAGGGCAAGCCGTTGATATACCTAATAGATGGCGTAGTCATAAAAGTAACTATCAAAATCCAAATTGCAAAGATTATAACATGGTTATTTATAAAGCCATGCGTAAATATGGAATTGATAATTTTTCTTTTGAAATTATAGAACGATGTGATAGCAAAGTATTAAATCAAAAAGAAAAAGAATGGATTAAGTACTATGATAGTTATTACAATGGTTATAATGCAACATTAGGTGGGGATGAAAGTCATATCCATTTAGGTGACCCAATAGAAGTTTATAATTTGCAAGGACAATACATTACTACATATCCAAATATTACTGAGGCAGCAAAAGCTATTGGTGTATCTCGTAATACTATATATGGTATTGTATTTGGAAACCGCCTTTCTACAAAAGGATTCCAGTTTAAATTAGTAAAGGATAATAATATTATTAAACCATATACTAATAAACAGGGCGGTAAAAAATCGGTGTTACAAAAAGATGATAACGCAAACATAATTCAAATTTTTGAAAGCGCCACTGAAGCAGCCCGCCAATTACATTTGGATGCTTCAACTATTATCAAATGTTGTAAAGGGAAATTAAAACACACTGGTGGATATCAATGGTCATATTTAGAGGATAAATAAATGATAGATTTAAACACAGTAAAAAACTATAAAACAGCTTTTGCGGCCGGTCTGTTAATCGGTTTCGGAGTTATTATTAATTCCGTAACTGCAAACCCAACAGTAGGAGCTTTGTTTTTTAGCTTTGGTTTACTAGCCATAATAGCGTTAAAACTACCATTATATACAGGAAGAGTCGGGTTCTGGAAGGACCCGGCTACCTTCCCAGGAATGTTGATAGCAAATGTTGCAGGCGCGCTAACGACGATAGCCTGTTATGTAATCGCTAATCCAACATTTCATACATTAATGGTTAATATAAGTATGCACAAGTTTGAAAAGACTTATCTACAGATGCTAATCTGCGGAATCCTATGTGGCGCACTTATACATATTGCAGTAAAAATAAAACAAGTACCAGTTACCGTACTTGCAGTTGCAATATTCATTTCTATAGGTGCAGAACACTGTATCGCGGACATTCCATTCCTTATAGTTAATTTCAATTTAGCTAACCTCATCAAATGGATATTAGTAATCATAGGTAATTCACTGGGCGCCTTGTGCATAGAATCACTAACAAAGGAGGAGAACCATGAGGTACGCACAAATAATTCCTAATGACGTTTCAAACGGTGAAGGAGTATGTGTATCTTTCTTTGTTCAGGGGTGCCCACATCGTTGTCCCGGATGCTTTAACCCCGAAACTTGGGACTTTAATGAAGGCATAGAATATACGCCAGACGTTAAATGGCAAATTATAGGTTTGCTTGCCGCCAATAATGTCAAACGTAATTTCTGTGTACTCGGCGGCGAGCCGCTAGCCTTACCGAACTTGCCGATGACGCAAGAAGTTGTTAGCACCGTGCGCCACGCCTATCCAAATATTAAAATATATTTATGGACAGGATTTTTAATGAAAGACTTATTACAATCAACAGACAAAAACATACAATCAATTTTAAATGATATAGACATATTAATTGATGGACCGTTCGTAGAAGCAGCCAAAGATTTAACTCTTAAACTACGTGGAAGTTCTAATCAAATAATATGGGAAAAGGAAAACGGTTTATGGATGGAGAAATAAAATGGAATCAGAAATACCAAAAATAACAGTAGATTTTAAAACCTTTGAAAAGGTTTATCAAGCCGCCAAAAAAGCCAAACTCAAAGAAGTTACTTTTGAGTTTATAATTGCTAGTTGTTTTCCAGACATAGCAAGCAACATAAAACAAGAACTCCGTAGGCAGCATGCTTGTGGCTACACTGAAGGACTTCAAGCTGCGGAGGCTGAAAACCACATAAAAGGAGAAATGAAAGATGAAGAATAGAATTTTGACAATATTATTAGCTATATTAGTAGTTTTATCCACAACTAATATAGTGTTTGCTGAAGTAGAGTATCCATTTACCGTTACTTATCACTTCAAATATAAAACTTCAGCAACAGAGTATGCAGAAAAGACTTGGTCACAACAAGTTAGGGACAATAGTACCACTGCTTCAAAGGTTATAAATAAAATTGTACCTGATACTACTCCAAAGAAATATACTGAAAATGGAAGAGAATATATCTTTGCAAAAAGATGGGTTGGTCCTGACACACCAAAAGAAGGCGTAGCTTCAACAGAGCGAGTATATATTCGCAATAAAGATTACGAAGCAGAAACGCATATATATTATGAAGCAGTATATGAAACTGTTCCAATTGCAACAGTACACGCTGTGTATTTAAATCAGCAAGCAGAACAAGTAGAAGATACAACATCAAATGCGTTGTCTATGGGCGACACATGGACAATTAAAGAAGGTAATCTTGATGATAACATCTCAAAATATAAGCGTTTTGAACATAATGGTTTAATTTATACTTTTACTGGCTGGGACCAGGAATTACCGTTCACTATTAGCAATATTATTAAAGATACAGATTATTATTTTGTAGCACAGTATGATGTTGAAAAAATTAAAAAGCTAACTGTAAATTATATTGACAACGTCGCGCGCGGCGATGGTTTATGGTCAAACGATAACACTTTTGTAGAATATAAACACACCTTTAAAAAACCAGCAGACATACCAGAACATTATACATTCCTTTATTGGGAAAATGGCGATGATAAATACTATGCGGGTGACACTTTTACTAAAGCATATGCAGATATAGGTGAAAACGAGGAAATTAACTTTACAGCTGTATATGAATATCAGCCACCGCTAAATGTACATTATCATTATGGAGAAAATAAAGTAGATACAGTTACAGCTGATGAAAATATAAGTCTTTACGACAAGGCGCCAGAACCATTAAAGTGGTTTTACGAAGGCGAAGAGACACCAATTAACGAAGACGAAATAATTACAATTCCTAACTCATACATTGTTAGAGAGCCTGTAAAAGACGAAAAGAATGTTCACGTACATGCTAAGTATTTCACAATTAATTGGTTAGATGATAACGGTGATACACTTTCTACTAATAAAATGGTACCTTACGGTGAGCTGCCAAAGTACGACGGTGAAACCCCATTCAAGGACGCCAGCGCGCAGTATACGTACAAATTCATCGGTTGGGATTCTGATATTACACCTGCGACAGAAAATAAAGATTATACCGCAGTTTATAACTCAATTACAAATATCTACACAATAAAGTTCGTAGACTACGATAATACGCAACTGTCACAAGATGATTACGAATATGGTACGGCCGCAAAAGACATCAAAGCACCAATTCCATATAGACAGCCGACAATTCAATATACATATATCTTTAGTGGTTGGACTCCAGAAATTGAAGATGTAACAAAAGACGCAACTTATAAAGCTACATGGGAAGAAAAAGAAATTATTCCTGATAAACCAGACGACCCTGACCCAACACCAGACGATCCTGAAAAAGAAGAAGACGACACAAAAACAAAAGTAATCGTTAAAAAATATTACGATGAAAAAGTAATTACAAAACGGGTCATTATGAAGCCAACTATAATTAATCGTACAGTGCGCCCGACCACAATTATTAACAGATACGTTACTAAAAACTATATAACCGAAAATAACAAAAAGGTTGATAAGTTAGAAAAAGAGGTTGAAGAACTTGAAGATGGCATGCCTCCATTAGCGGCGCGCAGAGGAATGAAAAGACAATGGGCATTATTTAATCTTCTTTTCACCCTACTGATCGTAATAATGGCAGCGTTCGTAATCGTTAAATACAATCGTAAGAAAGATCAAGATCAACGCGATTATCAAACAAAACACATACATCGTATTTTAAGTTTCGTAATGGCTTTACTTTCAATAGTAATTTTCTTCCTTACGACAAACTTCTTATATCCAATGGGGTTAATTGACCAATGGACTATATTGTTCTTCATATTCTTTGTAGACCAATTAGTACTTACTATTCTTAATTATCGTATGTTCAAGGCTAGGCAAGAGTCCTAGCCTTTTGTTTTAAAATTTGAAAAAAAATTTTTTTTATGATATAATATATATAGAAAGATAAGAAAAGAGGTAAGAATATGGACAAATTTACTAATACAGCAGTATTCAACTTTGAAAATGCACTCAGAGGAATGAGAAATCCACTCAACTCTTGGGACAGGTCTGATAGTTTGTTCGGATATGATGACGAAGAACATATGGTAGACCGTTGCGCAGACGTAGTAGATATTTGGGTAGAACAAGAACTTA